AGGTATATCGACCCGCCGCTTCCAGCCAGAGCGCACATAATCCCAGTCATTAGCTGAGGCCCGCGCCGCTGATTACCCATGTAGTAGAGGCGACTTTGACGCACGTTACTAAGCCGTATTGGGCAACGGTACGCGTCCCCGTGTTCGCGGTCCCTGCCTGACGAAGTGTGTCTGTCGTTATGGACACCGTTTGGCTGCTGCCGCTATCGTTATACAAAGCGATGGCCGTGCCGATGGGGAAGGCTACCGAACCGTTAGCCGGAATAACCCAGCCGCCGGTCGTGTTGGAAACCTGCTTGCCTGCGTCAGACAACGCCAGCGTGTACGCGCCGGTCTGGCTGTTCTGCGGCAGGCCGCGATAGCCGAGTGTGCCCGCCGCTATCGTGCCGGAGGCCGTAATCGTCACGTCTTGGTCGAGGGCAGTGATGTCGGTGTTCGCGCCAGCGGCTGCCGCGCCGAGGTTAGTCAACGCGCCGCCTGCCGTCGTCGCGCCGGTGCCGCCCTGCGCGACGGTCAGCGCCGTTGTGAGGCCGGTGATCGACGTGATGTCGGAGTTCGCTCCAGAGGCTGCGGCGGATATAGTGCCCCGAGCACTCGCCGCCGTTGCGGCGGTAAACAGCGCCGAGCCGATACCCGTTGCGCCGAGGTTGGTACGCGCGCCTGACGCGGTAGTCGCGCCTGTTCCGCCCTGCGTTACGGGTAGGACACCCGCAAAGGCAGACGAGGTTGTTGCCGATATGATTTCCGTGCCGTCGCAGTACAGGATGGCCGTTGCACCCTGAGTGACCAAAGTGGCTGTGCCGCTGGCGGTCTTGACGCCAAGCGTGAACGCGCCGGTCGTGGCGTTGTTGACCCAGTACTGCTGCACCGTCGCGGGCACGACGATTTCGACGTTAGAGGCCAGTGTGCCCGTGAACTTGTACGCGATGCGGTTCAGCTCAGAGCCAGCGAGCGTGTACGTGCCGCCGGTGACGGCGATAGTCGTGTAGTCGAAGGCGAAGACCGCCTGCTGGCCGAGGCCGATGGTGTACCACTGCACGCCGTCGCTTACGATCACGGCGCTGTCGCCCGGCTGCAAGCGCAGCGTGGACGCCGCGTTGATAAGCTCAGTGCCGGACGGGTCGATGGTCAGGTCACCTTGGCCACCGTTACGGATCTGCACGAACCAGCCGTCGCCAGCGGAGACAGCAGTCGGCAAGTTGAATGTGCCGAGGCCGCCGGTCCAGACAAAGATTTTAGCGCGGTCAGCGGTCGTTGAATTGTATGGTGTGATGGAAAAGTCAGCGACGTCGTAGTTCTGGGCGAGTGTCGACCCGTCCGCGATTAAGCCAGCGCCAGCCAGCGCGGCGGCTTGAGCCTGCGCCACGGCAGCGCCATAACGGAACGTGCGCCACGTGCCGCCCACAGTCGTGTTGTTGATGAGGTAGCACTGCCACTGCTGGCCCGCCTCTATGGTCAGGATTGCTGCACCAGAGGCGCTATTGACGTTGATTGTGCTAGGGCCGAGGTTGTTGAACAGGATCGTCTGGCCGACACTCACTTCGGTCGCGTCCGGCATTGTTATGGTGTACGCGCCCGTCGGTGTGACGTCGATGATGCGCGCGACTATGTTGTTGCCGGTGGTGGCCTCAAGCGGCCACTGAAGTGTGGTGTTTCCCGTTAGCGCAAGTGCGAGGTAGGATACGTCCGAGGGGTATATCGTCGTACCGCCGAAGACTTGAGTGAATGACGTGGACATTATTACGCCTCCTTGCGCACGGCGGATCGGTCTAGAATTTTGGCGAGGTCTTCGCCGTTCAACATTGCCGCCGCACGGTCGTACATGCTCTGCCAAACTGGGATGCGTTCGTCGTTCTTGAGGAACGGCGTCGCCTCAACCAGCGTGCCGTAAAGCAAGAGCTGCGGGGCGTATTCGGTAATCCAGTTCGTCTGCACGCTCTCGTCGAGCAATGGCGGCAGTTCGTAATACAGGATTTCGAACGGGTAGTCGGCGTCCGGTGTCGGGGCCAGCAGCCAGTGGCTGTAGTCATAGTCGCTGTAAAAGAGAGGCTCGTCCGTCTCTACGGCGTTCGGCCAGTAGGACCGCAGATATTCGTACACGCGGGCGAACAGGACTTTACGGGTGTTGTTCCCCGTACCAGTGCCGATGCTCATAGACACTGTGTCACGCCAGCGGTCGGGCTTGGGGTATACAGACTGGCCGCTGGAGAGCGTGCCGGTCACCACGTTGATGAAGCCCTCGATCTTAAGCTCGCGGGCGATGCGACGCTCCGCGAGGTTGATTAGACGGGGGATTTGCTCAAAGACAATGGGGTCAGACGCAAGCGTGTTGCCGCGCTCAAGATAGCGCTGCACATCTTGTTTCAACGTCGTGAATGTCATCGTAGTGGCCATAACGCGCCCCTATAGCAGATTTAACGCATATTAACAGCCTTCGCCGAGACTGTCGAAGATATTGTTTACCCAGCGAGGTATTGGGAAAGCAGAGCGATAATCGTTCCGAGGGCCGCTAGGCCGCCAGCCAATTTAGCTTTCCCGCCGAGGGCAGGCTTCGCCCCACTGTCCATCGGCAGGATTTTGCCGACGGCTTTCTTGAGGATCGCCTTCTCGGCTTCCTTCCGGATGAGTTTCTTCAGGTTAACCATAGTCGTTCTCCTTATAGCCAAGCAGCGTATTTCTTGGTCTTGGCTTTGCGGTCGTCGAGGCCGTGTGTGCCCCCGTTGATACGCTTCGTCAGTGCGAGGATTGCGGCGTCGTTGATGCCTTGGTCACATATCGACCACAGCTTGTTCGCGTCGAAGAACCACAGGGCGCTTTCAAAGCCGAGTTCGGTAGCGACGAGGTCTGGGTTGTCCAACACCTCTTGTTCGCGCCCGATGTACCGGCCGAATGCGCGGTAGTTGTTCTTGCCAGTGAGCTGGAGCGGACCGCGTCCCCGGTATTTCCAACCGTCGCCAGACGCTTCGTCACCGTTGCCCATGCGGTTGGCATAAACGCGGTTGGCAATCTTCTGCGGCTGACGCTCGTAAGCCTTGGCCAGCGCGTCAGTCGGGAAGTACTTCCCGAAGATGCCGCGCAGACCCTTCGCGCCGTAGTTCAGGTTCTCGCTGAACGCCTTGAAGTTGCCGCTTTCGTGTGCCGTCTGGGCAAAGAAGTGTGCGGCGCGGTTCTTGTTCAGCTTGAAGTGGGCGCAGGCCGATTTCAATGTCCCCGGACCAAACGCGCCATCTGGATGGCACCCACATTTACTTTGAAGGTTCGTTAAGCTCATTTGCCAGCACTCCGCCAATCAGGAAAGTCAAGTTCATCGACAACGCCGTCGCCGTTGGCATCATAGCGCAGGTCACCGCGATACTTCTCCCAAGGCTCCATGTCGTCATCATCGTCATCTTCAGGCTCGTCGATAAAGACAGTGGCCTGCGGATCGTCGTACTTTTTCGGCTCTTCTGTTTCCATAGAAGGTGTCAGATCAAGCGGTGCTGGGCGTTGCACAACTGGATCAGGCTCAGGCTCAGGGTCGTTGCGGTCTTCTGGAGGTGGTGGAACCAACTCGCCCTTCATGCCCATCAGCGTGGCGTACGATCCGGCAACCGCGCCGACAACCGAGGTCATGACGTACGACAGCAAGCCGAACACGTCCTTGTTGTCGATGATTTCATTCGACACGAACAGGCCAACAATCATCGCGCAGGTGATGGCGATGATGACAAACGCCATCGTCTTAGCCGCCAGCAAAAGCGCCTTGATGCGCGCTTCCAGTAGTTTATCTTCCATCTTCAGTCCTTTCCGGCCAGCGGGTTCGCCAGCGTCTTTTGAATACGTGCAGCGGTTTCGGCCTCAAGTTCCTTGATCCGGCGCTGTTGGTCCTTATCCTGCTCGCGCAGTTGGTCAATGATAGCGCGCTGCATCGCCATGTTCTGCGCGTCGCTGTTCCGAACGCTGCTCGACACCGCGTCAACCGTCTGGCGCGTCGCGCCGACGCTGCTGGAGATCGAGCCGGTCAGGTAGTTCAGCGCCTCGCTGTTGCCTTTGGTCAGACGCTCGACGCTCGTCACGCGCTCGTCCAACACCGAAATGCGACCCTCGATGCCAGACAGGTCGGGTGGCACATAGGCCGCTGTGACTTCCTTCATGGTCAGGAACTGCTGGTACACCTGAAAGCCAGCCCACAGACCGCCGATGATTGTGGAGAACGCAGCAAAGATGATTGCGATCTTGCCGCTGCTTAGGCCACCAATGTTAAAGCTGAAGCCGCTCTCGTCAAACGAGACCTTTGGCTCCTCATCTGTACTGCTCATCTACCATCTCCTGCCATCGGGCATCATTCGTCTGCATCATGCGATACATCTCAAAGTTTGCGTCTTGCAGCCTACGTCTGCGGTATATATCACGAATTGCGTAAAAGTCAGCCCTATCTTGCAAGGACGCCTGCGTGTACGCCGCGAAGCCCGGCACGGCACCCATCGCCGCGATTGTGTCGCCCTGACCTTCTGCCATTTCGCTTTCTGATTTTTCGGATGATGCGCTTGCGGCAACGGGCGTTGCGCTGCTCTGGCCGCCCCCGCTATTCAGGATTTCAAACGTATTGGTCATCGACATGGGGCTGCCTGCTGAAATAGCGGCGTCGAGCGGTGACGAGGCAGCGCCGACACTACCCCCACCGCCAACTGCACCAGAAGCGCTCGACCCGAAGTCAACGCGCATTTGAAAGCTGCCGAAGCCCTGCGACGACTGTGCGTTGTTTTCAAACGCCGATGATTGGCTGGTTTGTGCAGCATCGCCAAAGGACGTGTCTTGCGTAACCCCGGCACCTTCTTCGGACGCCGTAGCAAGCTGATTTGACGCCTCCTGTTCTGCTTCACCCGAAGACGCGTCTTGGCCCTCTGCGGCGATGTCCGTGCCGTCTGCGGCCAGCGCAGCCACTTCATCGGGGGACAGCCGTTCTTCGTCAGGCCCGAGGTCTTCTAAATCCCGTTCCGCGATCAATTCTTCGATTGCGTCAGCTTCGACAATCTCATCCTCTTGCGTGGCTGCGTCAGCTTCAACGGATGCGTCGGCTGTTTCCAATGCCTCTTGCGCGGTTTCAAGCACTTGCTCGATGTCGGCAACATCTTCGATCTGCACTTCTTCCTGCGTTTCTTCCATCGCAGCTTGCTCGACCGAAGCCACGGCGGCCTCTAACGCGCTTTCCGTTGGGTCAGGTGCGCCAACGTCGATGTCGACTGAAACTGGTGGGCAGGATGGATGCAGCGGGGTCGCGTTGCAGTCTATCGTCACCACATCGGGTGTCGGCGCGGCCCACGACAACACGCCTGACTGGTTCTGTAAGAACTGCGCGTTGCGCCCATAGAAGAGCGAGATGTTGTCGTCCGCAGTTGGGCCAGTAAGGCCTGCGGTGAAGGTGTGGCCCCCGTTAAAGCCCAAATTGCC